CGCCGTTGGCCGTGTTGATGTTGCCCACGTACTGTTCAATCATCGACTTGGCGCGCGGCTCCGTGAAGTCGATCGTGAGGAAGCCAGCCGCCGCCGTGAGGCCGCGATACTGGTTGATCAGGTCGAGCCGCGAGCCAACCGCGTTCCAGACAATCTTGCCGTTCAGCTTGACGTTGATGTTGGTAATCATCGCCTTGGTGAACGCGGTGCCGCCGAGCGCGAGAATCACCTTGTTGTACGACATGCCGATAGGCAGGTTGACCGTCGCGAGGCCGTTGGCCGTGACGTTGTTGAACGGTACGTTTTTGACGAGCAGCATGAGCGCCCCTTTCTATGTTGGTGTTGGTTGGGACGCTTACGACACGATGGTCGTGAGCAGCGGCACGTTCAGCGACGTGGCGACCGGACGCACAACGATTTTCGTGACTGCGTTGAACGCGAGGTACATGGCGTAGGCTCGCAGGATGGTTTTGACGTTCATTGAGGGGTTCTCCCGTTAGCGCCGCCCATGCGGCCCGTGTGTGAGTCCGCAGAATGCCGCCCTACCCCCAGAAACCTCGCATGCGGTGCCTATGGAACACTGCCCATAGGCACCTGCCAAAGTGCCAGAAGTGGCACCGAAAATATTTGTGTCCGGTGCGCTGCCTGGGCACCTGACGACAGGCGAAAAAAAACACCGCCGAAGCGGTGTCTATAGGTACTTGCATGGTCAGGTGTCAGGCGGGCGGTTTGCCCCGCGTCACCTGCCCGGTCGACGCGTTGCGCATGATCCACGCATAGTCCGGTAGCTGCATCAGTTCATCAGGCGTGGCGCCGACATAATCCGCGACCGCCCGCGCGTCCGCCCGGTAGTTCAGGCGCCCGGTGCGCACGTAGTTGCAGTTGCCCAGAAAGTCCTTGTCGATGCTCGCCGGGCGTTGCGACAGGCCATAGATCGTAATGCCGCGCTTGCGCCCGCGCCCGGTCAGCATGCCCCACCCGAACGGCGAGCGGCTAGGCGTGGTCACGCTCTTGAGTTCATCGACCACGAACGTCACGCGCTCCGCATAGAACGCCACGCGGCAGATAAAGTCGAACTGCCTGACCGCCGTTGCCGGGTCCGGTGACGGCACGAACACCGTGCGGCATGCGCCGGTCGCCCCTGCCGCCTCAAAGCCGCCTAGCACGTCCTGCACGCGGCCCGTGCGCGTGCCGAAGTCGCCCCATTCGTCCTCCGGGTCGAACACGATCAGCCGCGCCGGTTTCTGCCGCTCGATCTGCCCTTTCACGTAGTGCGACTTGCCCGATCCCGACGAGCCCAACACGGCTTCAATGTGCGCCTTCGCGCCCACGCCGTGCGCCGGTGCCCTTGGTGTGCGCGCCATCGTCACATATCCGGGAACTGAGGCAGGCTTGCAGCGGCCTGCGCGAGCGCGTCCGCTGCCGTGACATCACCGATGCCCGCCGAGGCCGCTGGCGGGCCGGATTCTGCCGCTGCCGCGCCCATGATCGTATTCGGGTCTTTCATGCCGGGCCGCGCGTTCTCCAGCGCAAAGCGATCGGCTTTGAGCTTCGCCATCACCACTTTGTAGGAGAAGTAGAGCGCCGGGCCGCACACCAGCGCCGCGCCGACTTCCGGCGGACACTGGCCGATCACGTCCCAGTTGTACTTTTCCAGCACCGGCGCAATCGACGCCGCCATCACGCCGCGTTGCTGTTCGGGCCAGCCCGCGCCCGGCGCGAAGCCATCGAGCGCCGCACTCACGAGGTCTACCAGCCCGCTCGCCCCGCGCATATAGTCCGGTCCCATGTCCGCCGGTGCACCTGGTGCCGCACCGGACATGTCCGGGTTGAGCGCGGCGGCCGCCTCGCCGTCAATGGCCGCGCCGAGCCCGCCGAGCGAGGCGAAGCCCGCCCCGGCGGGCATGTCCAGCGATGGATTTTCACGCGGCGGCAGGCCGCCATCTTTCTTGTCGATGGTCATGCCGACGCCCCCGACAGCATGTCAAACACCGAGCGCACCGCGCGCGCGGCAGGCTTGGGTTCAGCCGGCGGCGGCTCAGGTTGGTGCGGGTGCGTCGCGTCCGGTTCCGGCTCTGCCTTGCGCCTGACGCGCGCCATCAGCACGCGATGCGCCTCCGTGCCCGGCTTCGCGTAGAGCGGCAGATCGCACCACTGGCACGACAGGTTGAGCGTACCGGTTTCGCTCTGACGCGCCGGAATCTCGCGGCCACAGCACGAACAGTCGGCGGTGCCAATAATGGTTTTTGTGGGTCGTTTTTTCATGGTTGGTCCCTCGCGTCACCGCGTTAAAGTGCCTCTACTGCCGTAACAAGCGTCAAAATCGGCTCCAGATATTTCGCGCCAAGGGAACGCTCGATCTTCGAGAGTTTCCCGTACATATCGCGAAGCGCCGCCGCCTGTTTTTTGGCTTCTTCCAAGGTCTTTTCCTGCACCTGTCTCACGTCCAATCTGCCCATTTTCTTCACCACCCGTACAGTTATTTACACAGGTCCAAGGCGCTCGCTGCGCGCGCTTAAACCCAAAATCCAAACCTTCAATTCCAGCCGGCGAATAGCCGCCCGCACCGGACACAGTTGTATTGCGTGTGGAGCAGCCAGCGCCTTGTGATACGGAAATGGCACTTGTGGCCGGTCGCAGAATTTCCCATGTGAACCTCTTTGATTCGACCGTCACCGTGCGCGGTAGCACGTCGATCCAGTTGCCGATAGCGTCGCGCACCTTGGCGACTTCGAAGTACTCGACGCCGACTATCTGCGGCGCGCCCGTTTCGCCGTAGCGCCCAACCGTGCTTCCCTGAACCTTTGCGATCCGCACTCGATAATTGCGCCCGCACGCCACACCGCCCTGAGCATCAACGTAGTGATCCCACGCGACGGAAGCGTTATCACGCCCCTCGAAAAGCGCAACCTTATTGACCGCGTTGTGTGCCTGACGGACAAACGCCGGTGAATCAGACGGGACTGCTTCCACGCGGCGTAGCTCGCGCCATACCGATACCGGCGGGCCGCCGATCTGCTGAAACTGACGAATGCGCCAACGGGTAGCCCATGCTTCGACGCGTGCGCTCGTTTCCAGCGAATCGTTTCCTTCAAGGTCTTTTTCAAGGCGGTAGCCATCGATATTTTTGGCGACGTACTTGGCGATGTATCCGGCGGCGGTGCCTTTTGCCGGGTCCATGGTTTTGAAGTCGCACCGTTTCTCCTGCGCGCCGGGTTCATCACCGTCGACGGCGAGCGCATAGCGGCGCACCATCGCGCGCACCGTCGCGTCATGCTTCTGTTCGTAGAAAAACAGGCAGTGCCAGTGCGGCGTGCCGTCATGTTGCGGTTCGGCAATGCGAAACCCGTAAAGGCTCACCGAGCGCCGCGCGAGCGCAGCACGGATGCGCGCCCAGACTTTCGCCAGATAGCGCTGCGCTTCGTCCGGTGTCGTGCCGTCCCATTGCCGGTTGCGGTGCGACTTGCCGTGCTTCGCGCCCACGGTCGTCATGCGGTGCATTTTCGACGGGCATGTGATCGTCAGGAACAGCCCGGCATGGCCTGCCGCAATCGCGATGCGTTCAAAGCCGTTGATACGCGTCATCAGTTCGGCGCGCTTGATCGCGGCGTTAGCCGGTCCCTTGGCCGCCAGTTCCGCGAGCGTGAATTCCTGTTCGGTTTCGACGTTGCGCGCGATGGTCGCCGCGAGCGCCGCCGCGTTGCGTTCGTTCTGCCACTGGCGGTCGAGCTTCGACACGTCCGACACGTAGCACTCCTTGCCGCGCCCTACGATTCCAAGGCGGATCGCCGCGGACTCTCGAGCTTTTGCATGTGCCTTGCGAAGCCGCCCTTTCCACCAGTGCGCCGCGACCATGCGCCGAACTGCCGGCACGTCCTCATAGCGCGCTTCTTCCGGGGCTTCGATGCCACCGGCAACGCAGATGCGAGCAATTGCGCATCGCTGTTCGTAGGCGTCGATTTCTTCGACGCTGCCAGCGAAGCCCGCAGCACGGATTCCATCAATAAAAGATCCAGTCCTAACATGCTCCTGTTCTCCCTGAATCGCGAGCAGCTTCACGCGGCACTTTTCCGCCCACTCCCACGCCGCGTTGCATAGCTCGCTGTCTGACGCATCGAGCGGCAAGGTTTCATTGACCGGACGCATCAACGCGACATCGGCGCGTAGCTGTTCATTCGCTTTACGGCGTGCAATCCCCTCGCCTGTCACCACAAGGGGATTGAACGACGCACGGCGCTTTTCCCACGCGGAAAGCAGACGGGCCGCCCACGGGCGCGGTATCTCCGCGACCAGTGAGGCGGCCCATTCGTGTTCCGGTGTGAGTCGTGCAATCACAGGTCGAACGCCAGTTGATCGTGCGGCACGAGGAACACACGCCCCTCACACTCCACCGCGCAATAGCCTTCCGGCACCTGACTATGGACCGCGTTCGCCGCACGCGGGCCGACCGCGCACACGATGCCGCGCCACCCGTCGACGTAGGCGTAAAACTCGCCCGTGGCGTCAATGCGCACCTTGTCGCCGGTGCGGAATTTTGAGAGCAGCGCGACCATGGCTTCAGCCCAGACGGGTCAGGTCGTCCGCGTGCGCGGTAGCGATCTTGACCGGGTTGGATGCGTCCGCATCGAGCCGGATCGTGTACGACTGCGCTTCACGGTCCGCCAACTGGATGACGCCAGCGCGGCCCGCGTCCGGGTGTTTGCTATCGGCCTTGATCAAAACGTTGTCCCACGGTTGCATAACTACTCCTGAAAGAATGCGGCGCGCGCGGTGTTGATGGATGCCGCCCGCACCGGCGCGCGCCGGGTTGGTGTCGTGCGGTATTTCGAAAGGATCGGATCGAGCGCCGCGAGCGCCTCAGAGCGGGCGCGGTCGCTGGCCGGTGAACGGCGCGGCGCCCATGCCACGGCGAACGTCCCGGCGGTGCCGGTCGAGCCCGGCACCACGCCAAAAGACACGTCCTCTGCGCCCTCGCCGGTCATCGCTTTGCGCTCCGTGCGTAGTCGATCGCCGCAAACATGCACAGCGCCACCGCGCTCGCCCCGACGCCGACGCCTGCCAGAAATAGGATCATTGCGCCGCCCTCAGGTGCCGCGCATTGCAGTAGAGCGACGTTTCGCCCTCGCTCTCACCGCACACGTTCGGATAAAGGTCCGCCAGCGCCACGCGCACGATATAAATGACCGGGCGCCCCGCCGGTGTCTCAATGCCCGTCACCCTGCCGGGCGCACGCGCGCCCGCGCTTACCACCGTCACGTTTTGCCCTACGTCGAACTTTGATTCCATGGCTCACGCTCCGAGCCAGTAGAAAAACCGGTTGAGCGCCTCGCGCAATGCCGAGCGGCGGAAATACGGGCCGTCGATGGTGTATCCACCAAGGGCCGTTGAATGAATTTGTGACTTGTTGTTACGCATGATGAATCCCCGTTTGAACCCCTTCAGCCGGTTGGAGCCGGGCCGCCTAAAGGAGATGATCAATCTCCACAGCGGGGTTCAGGCTGTTTTGTGCGGCCCGACGAACGGAACAATAGTCAATCCGGCGTTACAAGTCAATACGCCGCAACGTTGCAAAATGTTGACATGTTGACGTATGTTCCGTAGTGGGGTCTTGACACAAGGGGATTCAATGAAAACAACTAGGGATTATCTCGACGCGATAAAGGTCAAGCTGGACATTCCGTCCGACTATGCGACCGCCAAGGCGCTTGGCGTCACTCGTGCCGCCGTCAGTCGCTGGCGTCTGTGCAAAGCCACGCCCGACGATCTGACCTGCGCGAAGATTGCCGAGATACTTGGCATCGAGCCGATCGAGGTCATTGCCGCTATCAACTTCGAACGCTCGACGGACGAACACGCGCGCGCCGTCTGGGAGTCCATCTGGGGAAAAGCGGCGGCGGCTACCGCGAGGGACTTGAGGCCATCAGGGGATGGTCGGTCGGTAGCCGCCAGTTTCAGGGGGAAGGTCTTTGGTAGCACGGTGATTTTCTTCGATCAGGGCCGCAGTATGCGCGCCGCATAGCCCGCCTCAATCCGCGATCTGAGCCCGAAAACGGCCGCAATTCGCACCATTGAAAAAGCCCGCACGCAGCGGGCTTTTTTTACTTCGCGGCGCTTGCGCGCTTCGCCTGCCAGTACATGTAGCCGTACAGCAGTGCGGCGCCAATGGCGGCGGATTTCCAGTCGACTTTAGGCATGGTTTCTCCGTTACTTCTTCAGGAATCGGCCCGTCACCTTGGAGCGTGCCGGGGTCTTGTGTTTGCGCGCGGTCTTGCGCGCGGTCTTGCGCTTGCGGGTTGCCATGCTTGGCTCCTACTTGGTCAGGGGTTTGAGAACGATGGTTTCGAGCAGCGTCAGCCGCTCCTTCATGTTTCGCAGGTCCGCACGGATCGCGCCATAGGTCGCCGCAGCGGCCAGCACCATCGAGCCGATATTGACGATCACGGCGCTATCCATTACGCCGCCTTGCCTTCGCCGAGGAACACGCCGAGCAGGCCGAAAATGCTGGCCGCTGCCGTGCCCACCGCGCCCACCACATGCGGATCGGCGCCGTTCGCCACCGCCATCTGTGCCGCGACTGCCGACAGGCCCGCCAGTGCGGCGTGCGTCGACGGTTCCTGAAGTCGTGCGAAAAATGCTTTCATGGTCTACCTCGCTTTTTTTGGTTAGGTCTACAAACCGGCAGGGATCACGTCCCATGCCGAGGTCGGAAACGGGCTTACTACGCCCATGCTCACTTCCGGCAACTTCTGCTGCTGCTGGACCAGCCGGTCGCCCGCGTAGGACGTCATGCCAGTCCAGATGCTGGCGCCCGTGTTGGCCGCCACGCCTGCCGCGTTGTTCCAGATGGTGTCCGCGACGTTGAACGCCACGCCGCTCGCCCCGCCTGCCGCCGTGTACTTGCGGTCGAGCCACACGCCCGCCACCACCAGCGCGAGCGCGGCCCCGAGATAGAGCTTCGTCTTGACGTTCATTACATGTGCCCAAAACTCAGGCCGCCGGTCGACGTGCGATAGGTCGCCAGTCCGCCCGGTGCCGGTACGGTGCCGAACATGTAGCCCGGCATGCCGCTCTGGGCGTCCCAGACCGACTGGGTGAAGTTGGTGCCATCCATGTTCGCGAACGTCGCCGCCTCGCGTGCATAGATGCCGTCGACCGCGCTTGTCCCGTAGTGCGAACGCTGATAGCGATAGCCCACGTAGATCACCAGCGCCAGCACCAGCAATTCCTTATTCGTCATGGTCAGAACCCGTAAGTTGCGTTCGGCAGGATGTTGTACATGCCGGAGAACGGGCTTTCCTGCACCTGCCCGGTTTTCGTGTTGTAGGTCACCTGACCCGGATCGACGTAGATGCCGCTCGCGTCGAACGTGCCGTTGCCGAACAGCGTGACGCCGCCGTAGCCGGTGCCGAGGCTGTTCGCGCCGGTCGTCATCACCGGATTGCCGCCGAGGTTGTTGATTGCATTCGACAGCCAGCTAGCCGCGTTCGCGCCGATGCTGCCCTGTCCGCCTGCCGCCGGTGCGCCCGCCGGTGTCGACTTGCGCACCACCATCAGCAGGACCAATGCCGCCGCGCCGACCAGCAAAACACCGCTCTTGTCCAGTTTCATGCGGTCGCCCCGTCCGTGAGATTGCCGCCCGCGTTGACGAAGTTTGCGAGGTCGTCCGCCATGGTCAGCGTAGGTTGTCCATAGGGCGAGCCCGCTAGGCTTGCCCATTCCTTGTTGCACTTGCCGATAGCGGTCGCAATGCGGCCCGCGATCACGTCCGCGAGCGCGCCGCGCCGCTTGATCAGCCATACCGCCGCCAGATCCTGCGAGGCAGGCGAAAAGTCCGGCAGTCCTAATGCTGCCTGCGCTTCCAGCCATGTCGTGTACAGCATCTGATACGCGCCTGCCGCCGTCGACGTGTAGCCGCCGCCGGTGTGCGCGACGTTCGGATGCCGCGACATGTCGGAGAATGTCGAGCCGCCGAAAAACGTGCGGTAGCCGTTCGCGCCTGCGGTGCCTTCGCCCACGCGGATCATCGCGAGGAACGCGCGCACGTTCGGATCACTCACCGCGCCCGGCACCGATGTAAAGATATTGCTTACGCCTGAAGTCATATCGCCCAGAATTCCCGTTAGATCGAACGTGCCACCGTCGCCGCCGGTGTCCGCTGCCGATGCCTGGCTGTTGGTCCACCACACGTAGGCCGCCGCCGCGAGCGTGCCCGCCGCGATGAGATAAAGCGGCCCCGGCGCTTTCATACGTTCGGTTCCTCGTACCACTCGAAAGACGACGAAATGCCGTTGTTCACCTGATTGCCGGTCAGCACCAGCCCGTAGCCCGGCGGAATCACAATCGGCTCAACCAGCTTGACCGACGACTGCACATTGGTGCCGCCCACGCCACCGATTACAAACAGGCTTGGATTGCCCGGTTGCGCCGATGCCGTAGTGTCCGAGTGGATTTCACCCTTGCTTGCCGCCCCGCCGAGCAGCTTGGAAAGCCCGTTCTGTGTGTTGGTCGCCAGCGCGACCGTGCTGGCCGTCACGATGATTGCCGACACGACCGATGCGCCCATGCCCGTAATGCTTTCCAGCACCACCCGCACGCCGCTTGCGGGCGGGTTCCATAACTGGATTCGCGGGTACGTGGCCGCACCGCCCGCCGGGGCCGCGAAGCCCGAAAACGCGGTGTTATTCAGCGTGCGCGCCTTGCCGCCGTCGATGGTCTGCACCACGCCGCTGAATGTGTTGTCGTCAATGCGACCATCACCGATCACCACCTTGCCGAGGATCGTGGCGCCGCCTGCCGCGTTCTGCAGAACCCATGAATCGGGCGTAGGCTTGCCCGGTGCGATGTGATACGCCTGCCCCGGTTGCAACACGATCTTGCCGCCCACGCCCGCGCCCGGCACGACGACCAGCGAACAGTCGCCGCCGCCGTTGTTGCCGCTCACGTACTTGATGTAGCGGCCCGCCGCATGCACGGGAAACGTGCCGGCCGCCGGGACCGTAATGTCGAATTGCTGCATGCCTTACCCCTTGTGGCCGAACGCGTGTAGCCCGACGATGCACACCACCGCGAGGCCCGCCGCGATCAGATAGCGGTTGTCGTTCTGCGCGGCAACCTGCGTTTTCGCGAGGTCCGCCGCAATCTGCGTGGTCGTGGCCGCGCTGTTCAGTGCGCCGCCGGTCAGCGAATTCGCGAGCGACGTATTCGCCTGCAACATCGCCAGTCCCACGTCCTCCAGATGCTTGCTCGCGTCAACCGTGCCGTTGATTGCCGAATTCGCCACCGCGCCCATGGTGCCGTTCGCGTTGGCCGCGACCGTGCTGTTACCGTTGATCGCGGCAATCATGGCGTTCATCGCTGCCGACACTGCGCCGCCGTCAGTCGTGACGCTGAAGTACGAGGACGTGTTGTTGTCGCCGCTCTGCCCTACGCCGCCCTGCACCGCGTTGCGCTTGTCCGCGTACTGGTTGGTCGTGTTGCTTTCGCTCTTGCTATCGCTCGACTTGTTCGCCGGTGTCGACGGCAGGCCCTGCGACATGAGTTGAATCTGTGCGGGTCTTAGGATGCGCATTTCAGTTCCTTGGTGAGAATCACACTGGCCCGCCTGTAGCCAGCACTCTCGAGTTTTTTCATGAGGCCCGGTCTGCGCGTTTCAATGCGCATCGCGTGGCACCCGGCACACTGCTTTTCGATCAGCGGCAACACTTCTTCCACGAGGTCAAAGCCTGCGCGACCGTGCGCGAGCGTGATTTCCGCCACGATGCCCGCGCGTCCGTTGCGAGCCCGCAGCAGGTAGAACGCGACCGGCACGCCGTCATCCAGCACGCGGAAAAACTCGCTTGTCGCGAGGCAGTCCACGCCGTCGACCATGCCGCCGCTTGTGTCGGTCTTGGCCCGCATGAAGGGCGATTCGTCAAACGCCGCGGCGACTTCTTCGCGGTGCTTGTCGGTCGTCGGTTCGTGCCGGATCGTCAGCATGTCAGTGCTTTTTCAGTGCGACGATTGCGACCGCCGCCATCAGGACAATCATCAGCGGATCAATCCCGCCACCAGCGCCGCCGGTGAGGTTGTTCACGCCGTTCGCCAGTCCCTGCGCGAGCGTCGACACCGGACTGGCGGTCGCCTTCGCGCCACCATCACCGGCGAAGTTGACCGCCCACCCGGAGTTGTCGACCGTGAACGGATTGAACGGCGACGTGCTGGACATCTGCGGCGCCTGCCCGCCACCAAACAGGGCCGCGCCGAACTGTGCTGCGGCCTGTGCCGCCATGGCCCAATACACGGCTTACCCCTTGTGGATCGCGAGCGCGATCACCGCAAACACGCCCAGAATCATCAGCATCTTGTTGCTGTTGATTGCGCCGATCTGGGCGGACGCGACCATGCCCGCCGCCTGACCCTGCGCGACCAGCCCGGCTTGCGTGGCTTCGTACTTGCGGTAGTCGATCTGCTGGCCGGTGTTGTAGATGCTTGTGAACGCCGACAGGCCGTTATTCAGCAGGTTGAACACGCCCGGCGCGTAGCTGTAGCCACTGCCGCCGGTGTCCGAACCCGTGATTGCCTGCCCCGTTGCCGGAATGTTGTACGTGCCATCGCTTTGCGGGCCGATGGAAAATCCGTAGCTGTTATCGCCTACGCCATACGACGAAGTGTCAATGCCATCCATGTAAATCTCCGGTGGAAGTGTGAAAAGAAAGCGGCCCGACGCGGCGCAATCAAGCGGGCCGGGCCGCCCGCCGGGTTACATGTTGCCGAGTACGTCCAGCACTTCGACCACCGCCGTCACCGTGTCCGCACCGGTGAAAGTCGGATTGAATTCGAGCGCCGTGGCGTCCGCCGTTTTCACCGCGTTCGCATAGTTGTTGTCCGCGCACGGGTCGTAGGTGTACAGGTTGGTCTGGGCGGTTTTCTGGTACTCGCCCTGCCAGAAGGCGTTGACCGCCGACGACACGTTGTCCCAGATCACGATGCCGTTTTTCTTGACTTCGAGCTGCGAGAACTGGCCCGTGTGCGCGAAGTGCACGCGCTTGATGATGCCGCCACGGTTCGTAATGTCGATCAGCTTGATCGGAATCTTGCCGCTCGACGCGAACGCCTGCGTGAACGGAATGTGCTTGGCGATCACGCCGAGCGCGGCGGGCGGACCCATTTCCGCGTAGCTGTCCAGCGTCGGTGCGGTTGCGCCTGCAATCGTCACTTCGATGGTGAGCGACGACACGCCGTTGGCCGTGTTGATGTTGCCCACGTACTGTTCAATCATCGACTTGGCGCGCGGCTCCGTGAAGTCGATCGTGAGGAAGCCAGCCGCCGCCGTGAGGCCGCGATACTGGTTGATCAGGTCGAG